ATGGTTCTTCTGATACCGACCACATTTGCGTTTTCAATAATCCAGCCTTCCGGGAGGTGGTTTTGCAGCACGGATGCGAGGGGCAAGGTTTCGCTCCTGAAGGAGCTGTATATCTTGCTCTTCAGGAAGTCAAAGTCGATGTCGCATTCAATGCGGTCATCGTTGATTTTCTTGATGAGCCAGTAGTTGTCAGCGTACTCGATACGAGCTTCCTCGACGAGGTACTGATACATCTCATGTCGAGTGCTGACTGTAAAGGACAGGACATCGAGACCATCGAGGTTGTGCGTGATGCACAGGTCTTCGAAGTCTGCGATGGGATACTGAGTGCCGTTGCCATCCTCGGCGAAGATGGTCGTGCCTACGATTGCGATACTCGCTATGGCGATGCCAACCACCGCAGAGTTCTCAGTGACTGTGATTTCCGTCCTCAGACTGTTCAGTCTTAAAAGTTCGCTCACAATATCAACTCCTTACAGGTAGATTGGCTGGTACTCTATCGTCACCTTACCTGCCCCGGAGATGTTGATGATGTTGACTCCGGGGTCAAGGTTCGGAAAACGGGTAATATCGCAGTCCCTGAACTTGTTGCTGGTCACAATATCATCGGTTTCAAAGACAGTCTTATCGAAGCCGTTGATGATGACCTTGTGCTGGACATCCTTGATGGTGATGTCATTGATAGTCACCGTGCCAGCAGCATTCTCGATGGTGAAGATTGCAGGGGCTTTGTAGTTGCCTTTGACATCAATAGCACCTGAACCATTGAGCACCTTGGACTCCATGGGTCCATGTCTGTATCCGACAAGGGTAAATTTCACCGAGTAGAAGGACTCGCCCTCCAACTCAGGCGTAGAAACCTTATCAATGATGCAGAAGTAGTAGAAGCCGTCAGGCAGCAGGATATCCGTTTCGTTCAAGAGCTCTGCGGTCATATTGGAGATGTTCAGCAACGATTCGTGAGGGGTCTCCCCTTCAAACTCGAGTTCCAAATCGATTTTTCTTACACCGATAGTTTCCTTGAGCTTGATGGGGATGATATTGTTCGTCTGCGATAGATAAGCGTTGTCGATGGCAGGAGAACCGACTTTGTAGTCGAGCAGCCTTGCCTTAAACAGAGGGAAAATCTCTCTGTCACCGAAATACACAGGTTTACTCATTATTTCCCCTCCCATTCAAGTTCTTTTGCCACATACGGCGTGAGCACTCTCGCTGTCTTTCTGCCGTCAATATAGATGTCGTTCTGAACGAACTGAGGTTTGTTGCTCTCAGAATCATCGTTGGTATCACTATCATCAACGGTGTGGGCGTTTGCTTCAGCAGCCTTGGTTGTGGTCGTTACTGCTATCTGACTATTCACAGTTCCGCTTACCTTGTCGTACAGGTTGTCAGGGTCATCAAACTGGATACTCCCGGCTTCAAATTCGACATCTCCAACTTCCTTAGCGGCTTTGCCCATTGCTGCTACTGCTGTGGAAGTTTCGTCTTCGATACCTTCTGCCAAACCGAACATCAGGTTCTTACCGATGATGTCACGGAACACACGAGACGGAGAATTGATACCGAAGAAGCTCTTGATTCCGTTCAGAATCGTCTGTCCGAATCCTTTAATTTTTTCGAGGACCCAACCAGCAGCATTGCTGATGCCGTTCCACAAACCTTGGACAAGGTTCTTACCAACTTCGGTTATCTGCGAGAGTCCTTTCCCCAAACCGCTGACAATCGTTTTGATGATTTCGGGCATCGCCCTGATAAGTTCCTTGATAATGACAGGGATTGCTTCGAGGATGCCCATAAAGAGGTCTATCGCACCTTGAATCAGGTCGGGCAATCTTCCAAGCAATGTGTCAATAATCGCAAAGACAATTTGCGGAAGCTCTTCTACGATCAGCTGAATTATCGTCGGGAGCTCTCCGATAAGAGCCATAACAATCTCAATGACACATTCAATCAGGACAGGGATTGCTTCGAGGATGCTGTCGATAATCGTATTGATGAGGTCGGGAATGATTTCGACTATCGATTGGATGATTTCGGGAAGAGAATCTACTATCGCTTGAATGAGCTGTATTACACAGTCTATGATTACCGGAAGATTCTCAAGAACCGAGTCTACAATCGTCTCGATAAGGTCAGGAAGGATTTCGAGGATGCTCTGAATAATATCAGGCAATGCGTCGCTCAGTGCCGTTACAATGTCGGTAACACATTGTATGAGTAGCGGCAAGTTTCCGAGTATTCCTTGCACTATCGTTTGAATCAACGAAGGAAGAGCACTGACAATCGTCTGAATCAGCGACGGCAACAATTCAATGATTGCAACAACAGCCTGAGAGACAACCCCTAAGAGCGCAGGGAATGATTGGATGATACCGTTAACTATCTGTTCTAACAGAATCGGTATCTGCTCAATCAGCAAAGGCAGGGCTTCCGTGATAGCCGCAACAAGCTGCTCTATCAGCGTAGGGAGAATTTCAGCTATGAATGTGACTATCTGAGGGAGGGCTTCAACGATTGCTGCGAAGAGTTCAGGCAATGCTTCTACAATTCCTGTAGCAAGCTGATATAAAATCTCTACAGCTGCAGTAAGGAGCTGCGGTGCCAAAGTTATAAGGGACTCAGCAAGCAGCACACCTACTTCCAGTACAGCATCGATTATCGTACCGGAATTACTGATAATTGTAGTGACAAAATTTTCAATCAGCCCAAGCGCAGCACTGACAAAGCCAGGAGCTGCGTTTGCGATTTCTGTGACCGCAGTTCCGAGTACACTACCAAGCTCAGAGATAAGACCTTCAAACCCACCTGAGTTAAAAGCATCCTCCAGCTGCTGCATAGCTCCAGTGGCAAAGGACACAACTTCACCGAGAGGTTCTTTGAGGCTTTCGTACACCGCAATACCAAGAGAGGAAGCGGAGTTCTTCATCATCACAAGACGACTCTCAAGGGTCTGATATCTCTGCTCGGCTTCCTTGGTAAGAGCATTGTTCTCATTCCATGCTTCTGTGCCGACTTTCAGTGCTTCAGTAAAGACTCCACTTGCACCGGACGCTCTCAGCAAAGCATCTCTCACAGCGATAGACTTGATGGTCGAATAGCCTTGGACGGAGCCGAGCTCGTTAATCATGCCAATGGCGGATTTGCCCTGCTCCTCAGCTTTTCCTAAGCCTTCAATGAAAGATACAAGAGCACCGGACGCATCATCCTGGAACGCTCTCTTGAATTCAGAACCGGACATTCCAGCGATGTCGGCAAATCCTTGGAGTGCATCTCCACCTTCTTCACAGGCAAGCTGCATCATGGTGAAGACTCGTGAGAATGCACTACCACCAGCTTCAGCTGCAAGGCCAACAGAGGATGCAGCAGCAGCCATAGAGAGAATTTCAGCTTCGGTCAGACCAACCTGCTTGCCAGTACCTGCAAGGCGGAGAGCCATAGAGGAAATTTCTGATTCAGTCGTAGCGAAGTTATTGCCAAGGGCAACAATAGTCGAGCCAAGCTCATCGAACTTGTCCTGCGGCATCTGAGTGATGTTCGCAAGCCGTGCAAGTTCAGTTGCAGCCTGTTCACTGGTCATGTTGGTTGCTACACCAAGGTCAGCCATGACCCGAGTGAACTCGCTGATTGCTTCGGTCTTAATACCGAGCTGACCTGCAGCTTCAGCTATGCCAGCAATTTCGGTAGCAGCCAAAGGAATCTCCTTGGACATATCCAAGATATCCTTGCGAAGAGTTTCAAACTGTTCGCTTGTGGCATCTACCGTCTTCTTTACACCTGCGAATGCACTCTCAAAGTCAATGCCAGCTTTTACAGCAGCAGTACCTAAAGTAGCAATGGCAGTCGCAGCCGCAGCCGTACCTGCGAGTGCAACCTTGCCGAGACCTGCAAGACCACTTCGAAGTCCCGAGCCGTCAATCTTAGTGTCAAATTTTACAGAACCATCTGCCATACAAATCACATCCTTTGTGATGGTTTGCATAGGCTCAATGGCTCATTTATGCTTCAGAAATATTATGCTAATGTGTATTCCTGTGACAGAAATCATTGCGTGGAGAGTTTTCTGTCACAGAAGTACACAAAGTAAAGTAAAGGAAAGTAAAGTACAGTAAAGTAACTATACTTTCTTTTTTTGCTCACCATTTTCAATGACGAGCTCAAATTCCTTCCTGCACTTAGGATTTCGGGTGCATTTCAAGAACACACCGGAACAGTTTGCGGTATTGTCATGGATACAGACCTTTGAACCGCAGTGAGGGCAAACTACCCAAAATCGGGCAATCTGTGGTTTCCGAATCACTTCAGACCACCTCCGAATATTGCTCCAGCAGCAGAGACCTTATCTTCCACTGTCATATTGCTGGGCAAGGCGTGTATGGCTTTGAGCTTGGCGATTCGATTACGTTCGTGCTTATCCTTGATAGTGGACAGATCGGTGGCCCGATATCGCATGATTTTGACAATCTCGTTGTCTTCCTTCAATGCGTCGAACATGGCCCGGAACTTCCACCAATGCAGATATTCGATATCGTTCAAGTCAATGCCGTACTGGTCGTAGAATGCAGAAAATATCATCCCGTCATCATGCTCAAACGAGTAGATTGGGGATGTAATTCCTTTTTTCTTTTTGCCGCTACTGTTCTCCTTACGCTGCTTACCGCAAGCGTAGAAGTTAAGAACCTGTTCCACCGCTTCATCGGCGTTTTCAGGGATTGTTTCATAGTAGAGCTCAAGCATATGCAAGAGCTTCTGCCGTTGGCTCAACTCGGTGTCTCCTATCAGGAGTTCGAACATGATGCTGATGCGGAAGTCGCTTCTAATAAAAAACTCCCTGCCGTCAACCATTACAGTTTCGGGCAGGGTGTCAATTAGGAGGTTCGGCTTCATTTTTTGGCAGACGCTCTACGCTGAGCTCTGTTGGGGGAATAGCGATTGACCATAGAGTTTTGGAATGCGAGAGACTGGTCTCTCTGAGTGGCAACGAAGTTCAGGAAGTTATCATAAACCTCGTTGCAGACACGGGTGTTGGGCTTGTCACCAAGGATAGCCTTGCCACTGCCTTCCCCGAAGAGCCTGTCGTACAGGACTTCAAAGAGCTTGCAGTAGGCACGAATCTTCTCGGACAGCTTACCTGCCTTGTTCATCTTCTTCTCTTCCTGTTCCATCAGGTCAAAAGCTTCTTCATAGCGTTCAGCGGTCTCTGCATCTTCGAGGTCCATCTCGAAGGTCAAGCCGTTGATTTCCCATTTCGTGTTCACTTGACTCATAGGCTCATCTCCTTATGGATTATTCCTGGGCTGCTGCACTGGGAGTGAAGGTGTTGTCCTTGGTGTTGAACTCTCCCTTGACGGCTTCGCCGCCAGCCTTCAGGTTGCCGCTGTAAATCAGGGCTTCAGTGCCATCGCCCTTGGAATCGGGGATGATGGAGTAGGTACGCTTGTAGGCGACATAAGTGCCTTCAGCCTGACCCTTCTCCCACATATTGACGGTAACGATGTCCACATGGGCTGCGTTACCAATCTGCTCCTCGTCGTGGGCCTTGGCAACTCTCTCGACGCAGGGGTCACCGGAGTGCATATCAGCACTGTAGGCAATGCTGGGGGCAAAGCCTACCACGTCGGAGCGTTCAGACTTCTCATGGACGTACTGCCGGGAGTATTCCTTGGGGTTCTTGGCTTCTGCGAAGCTCGTGAAGCCTTCACCGATGAGGGAATACGCAGCAGTTTCGCCAGTGCCAGTGTTCATAAAGGCTCTCCACTGGTCACGAGTGATAAGAGTGCTCATAAACTGTTTCCTCCTTGCTTGTATTGCATTTTGAACAATGCTTGGTAATCTTCTGTGCCGTCATCAAACCGCAGAGCGAGGGACGGCATGGACTCCAGTTCGATTTTGATGGCAGTTCTTCCATCGGTGAGCTCAGGAAGGTTTTTTCGTGTGCCATCTTCGTTCTTCTCTGCCAGCCATTTGGCGAGACCGAGAAGACATCCGGTGGCATCCAGCTTGGATTCGGTGTCCACACCTTCGACTCTAACGTATACGGAGAATGGATACTCCCCGGTGTAAGAGCCATCGATGTAGCTCCTGAGCTTATACGAGCCTGAGAGCTGCTGCATCATCATGGACGGAGGGTTTTTGCTGAAGTCCTCCAGCTTGATTTCACAGGGCTTTTCGGGCCATGTGTTCAAGTGGTTAATCAGCGAAGCGGCGATATAAACGCCGTCGTTGGTGTAGATTCTTTCGCCCATAGCTGACTATCCTTTCACGATTTTCTGTACGCCGTTTTTCCACTTTTCGCTGTTGACGGCCTTGGCTTTTTCAAACCACATTGCACAGGCTTGAGGGTGTTTGGCCTTGGAGAAGTTGAAATGCTCTCCGTAATACATCCTTCGTGCATACGGTGCATTATATACAACATTGCCGCTACCGATTGTAGTGCCAGTAACACCGGAGTCCATCAAATTACCGCTTCTCATAGGAACGTAGGGCTGGCAATCCTTCAGGACTTCGTTGTCGAGCCATCGCTGAGCTTTATCGAGTTGCCCCTCAAGCCGAGCTATGGTAGCCATCATGTTGTAGAACTCAACTGTGACTTTGCTCATCCGCCATCAACCTCAAAATGGGCAAGTCTTGGACTCCCTACGTTGAGTCTCTTGAAGCCCTTGACTTTGAACTTCTTACCATAGTAGGTAGAAACGTTGCCCTCCCCTGCGATTGCAGCACCAGCAGTTGCTGATCCTGAAATCGTAGGAGTGTCATTGTCAATGTCATAGTAGAAGTCGTCACCATCAGGGCTGAGCGTCCAGTATTTGCCCTTATCGATAAGCTTCACCCACTCTTCGTATGGCTTGTACTGGACTTCCTCGCCCTTTTCATTGGTAGCAAACAGAATATCGTCGAAGATATAGAGTTTGGACGTGTCTGCTTCTCCCCGACCCTGACCGGAGGAAGCGGCACCACGGTAGACGATGTTACGAACGTTGTGGAGGATGGTAATGGCGTAGGATGCCCTGCGGTTTACCTCCCCCACATAATTGTACAGCACTACCGACTGAGGACACATACGCTTACTTGCCATGGAGCGGCTTCCTGTTAGCGTACATCCATCTGCACATCAAACCATCCTTGCGGAGGTACTGCAGAGCCAAAGGCGATACAGGGATGCCGTCTTTGGT